CGTGGTCCAAGATCGCCGGAAATTCTACCACTTCCCACTGATCACCTTTAACTTTTTTCTGATTGTCTAACAATATTCCTGTTAAATCTTTTTTTGACCACCTAGTCATAACTAAAACTATCTGTCCGCCTGGTTGTAGACGCTGACGTGGTCCTGATGTGTACCATTCGTACGCATTGTCGAAGGCGTTAGCTGACATTGCGTCTTGCTCTGAGTGTGGATCATCAATAATCAATAAATCCGCACCACGGCCTGTTATAGCTCCACCAACACCTGCTGCAAAATACTCACCACCTTGCGCAGTTTCCCAACGTCCTGCAGCCTGACTATCTTCTCTAAGTGTTGTGTCAAATATTTTTGAGTATTCTTCACTGTCAATTAGTGTTTTAGCCTTACGACCAAACCTGACTGCGAGTTCTCCGGTGTGAGTTGCTTGAATGATCTTGAGTTTTGGATTACGGCCCACCATCCACGCTGGTAGCAAGTATGATGCAAACTCTGATTTTGTATGCCTTGGTGGCATGTTTACTATTAGTCTATTAATTTTTTTATTTGCGAGGTCATTAAATTTTTGTGCAATAACTCTGTGGTGCGCACCTTCTATAAACTCTGGCCAAACAGCTTTTGTAAAAGACATAAAATCATCTTTTGCTTTTCTTTGAATTTTTTTTTCGGCATGCATAACCTTAAATCTTTTATACTGTGCACGAACGTCAGAAGGTAACTTATCTATTTCTATATTTTTTTTCATAAAAAATTTTTTATAATTTTTTTGCACCTTTTTAACAGTGGAGAAGTATTATACCACCCTTAACTGTCTAAAACAAGCAATACAACCCAGAGTAGTGGGACCCCTTTTTATAAAAAGGTGTATCGACTTATATAAAGCAAATTTAATTGGGATTGGGTGTGGTACCTCTATTGAATGTGTTGCGAGCGCGGCGGCACAACTTATAGTTGTGTGAGTGTGGTCCAACAGGACCACACATGTATGTGATTAGTCTAGTACTACCATGTATTGTTTTGCAAAGTGTTGCTTGAACCAGTCCAGTCCCTTACGTACTGTGTCATAGTCCCCAAACATTTCAGAGCCAATGATTGTATCGTAAACAGCTGCTGCAAACTCTGGCATTGTAGTTGATTGACCACTGAATCTATTCTTCACTGTTACCTCAACTGTTGGGTCTTCTGGTAACTCAACATCAAATGGTAGTTTGTATTCTTTGTCATTGTATTTAATTGTTTTCATGTTTTCTCCTGTATTTGTTAATAGCCTTATCCTATACTATCCACCATTGTTGTCAAGTGTTACTATCTTAGTCTGTGTATAAGGATTGCCACTCCAATCTGTTGCCTGTTCCTTGACTACATCTATCGGTGTTTCAAGGGGCTCGGTCCTTGGTGCAATGGCAATGACTTGCTGTACATACTTATGAGCAAAGTCATTGTAACAGCTTTGACTACAAAAGTAATTATAGAAGTTAATGTGCTCAGTATTAAACTGTTTTATCTTCTTAGTCCTTAGGACCTTGCTACCTTTGACACCTCTTATCCTATCTTGCGTGTGAGATTTGTGACAGCTTGGTCCATGACACCAGACAAAATTACTCATGAGTTATCTCCCTCGGTCATTTGAAACCTTGCTAAGATTTTAGCATGGCTTTCTATTGCGTTCTCTAAAGTTTTAATTCTATCTTCTAAGAACTTTATTTTCTGTCGTTCAAATTGCTCAGCTTTGTTTTGTGTTCTTATTAAATCTAAAGCTTCAAAATCTACAGCCATTATTTATCTCCTTTCAACCATTGTTGGTGTTGTCTTTCATATCTTCGTAGTCTTTCATTTTGGTCTACCCTTTCATTTAAGTCTGGCAACATTAACATAAACTTAATTATGAATAAACCAAATATTCCTAAGCCTATCCACATGTCAATGTGGATAGCAATTATTACACCTAAAAATATCATTGCAAAATGCAATGCAAAGTAAATTGCTTTTAACATTACAACCTCACTTTCCAACTGCCTTTAGCAGTTCTGTATTGTTCTTTGTCCATGTCAAAATATGTTATTAAACTATCTCCAATTTTGCTAGTCCAATATCTACATTTGTCAGTCCACTTGCCTCGTCTTGTAATGTGCTTTTTATCCTTATTAGAATAATAAGTTATTGTGAATTGTTTGTTTAGTTCCATGTTATTTCTCCTGTATGTTTGTTATGGGATAATCTTATAGGATTATCCCATTAGTGTCAAGTATTAATTTACACTTTGTTGTTGTTGCATTACTGCTCTTGCAATAGCTATTTTTTCCTCTCTTGTTTGCTCTACCTTATCAGTTAATAAGTCAGCTAGATTTTCTGGACTATAAACTGAAAGTGCCATACTGCTACTTTCATTTAGTATGCCCTCATTAAGTGCAACACCTAATTTGTCGGCTAGTGATTTAGCTTGGTCAAAATATCTATACGATTTTAAACCTAATGTAAGTTTTTGCATTTTACCATTTACATGACTATATAATTGTTCGTGAGTTAATTTAACATTCTCTCTCAAACTATTAAACATTTTAAACATTTCAAATGTTTCTTGGTCTACTGCAAACATACGACTATGACAATAAGATGTACCGATTGTTGTGAGTTGGAAATCTTTTTCCCACTCATCTCTGTATGACAGGGTAGTTTTATTATCGTTGCTACTTGTTTCATGCCCTGTAAATTTATTTACTTGGCTTTCCATAGTATAATAGCTTGGACTTCTTTTGTCGTAGTTGCCATTAATTGCAACATGAAAGTCTGGGTTAAGACCTTTTGCTTTTATCTCATCTCTATAATAAGACCTTGCAAAATCTTTTCCTAAATCAAACTTAACGTGTTCCTCATCAACAAGTTCTCTTGTTCTACCATCACTATCAGTTTCATTTCTTGGTGGTGCAGTAAAGTAAAAGCAATTATCATTGTATAACTCTCCACCACTCCGATTGTATTTAGCAATCATACTTCTAATTGTATCTACATCTTCTTGTGGTTGATGATGTCTTACAACTGTTTCAGCTAAAACTTTCATTTTAGTTCTTGCCTCATTATAATCAGCTATTGATTTTTTGTGTAGTTCATACTTTGGACTTGTTTGTTCAAAGTGATTTTGAAATACATCAGCGATAGCTTTTCTTTTTTCAGTATTTAATGTTAGTCTTTTTTCTGGCATTTGTTTCTCCTGTATTGGTTAAAATTAATTTGTTTTAACACTTGACAATTAATCTGTCAAGTATTATATAGGAGAGGTTCCCTTTTGCTAATATACGGAATTAAAAAACTCAAATTAGCAGGATTACGGTTAGAAAGGTTTGATCCCGAGTATAGCCCACTGATCCCTGATCCAATGAATCTAGGGCGCTTTGTCGTATCCGGACTATGCATTGGATCTGGGATCAGCAACAGCGATGGGCTGGAGAGCATTCTAGAATGCTAATCTTTAAAACACTCCAGTGCTGATCATTATTTGCTGGACCAATAGTAAGGTTTTGATTCTAAGGAAAGGGTCGCAACCTTTCACCTTAGTGTTGGTCTAGCAAATAATTAAAAGCTGAAGAATGCAGTTTAGAATGATTCTAAAAATCATTCTAAAGAAGGAAAGCAAAAAGCGCCAAGCCTCAAGCAGCAAGCAACGCTTGACAATGGTTCAGGGATAGTGTAGGATGAGTATATTAACAAATACAGGAGAAATAAATGGACAATGAACAATTAAAAAGAATAGCCGATGCTATAGAAGAGATCCTACGGCTGGTTAAGGCTGATCAGGAGAGATCTAAAAAATATATGGAAGAGAGTAAAGATCCATTTATTAAAACCATGGAAGAGGGAGAGAATGAGTAAAAATAATAAATCAGGGTCGGAAAATGTTCCGATCCTGATTGGCCACTGGCGCTGGCTCCAGGCCCAAGGACCAAGCTACAAGCTACAAGCGGCAAGCTGCAAGCGCCAAGCTTTAGAGTTGACAAGATTAAATTATAAGGTTATAACATCCTATAAAATACAGGAGAAATAAACAATGAAAATTAAAGAAGCGGAGGCTATAACTCACACACTATCAAAGCCGGGCAAAATGCCAGGGTTTGCATATTCAACGCCAGCTCACGAATGCAAGACTGGCACAAAATTAAGATCTGTAGCTGGCAGCGTCTGCGCTAACTGTTACGCGTACAAGCGCGGCCGTTATAGATTCCAAAATGTTATCGATGCGCAATATAAGCGCTTCAGGTCATTAACCCATCCTAAATGGGTCGAAGCTATGGCTGCACAAATTAATTCTAAGAAGGTCAAATACTTCCGCTGGCACGACTCAGGCGACGTCCAAAACCTGGACCACCTAAGACGAATTTACGAGGTATGTAGGTTGACGCCTTCAGTTAAGCACTGGATGCCGACCCGTGAAGCATGGACCAAGGACTATATTGTTGAAGCTCCTGACAATCTTGTTGTCCGGTTCTCCATTCCGATGGTGGACCAGGCAGCAATTGACAGCTGGCCTCATACATCAACTGTAACAACGAAGCCTGGACAACGAACTTGTCCAGCTCCTACACAAGGCAACAAATGCAAAGATTGCAGGGCCTGCTGGGACAAGTCAATTCAAAATATTTGTTATGGTGAACATTAAAAAATTCCCGCGTGGAATATCGGACTCAGTCATTAGCAACCCGGCAGCGCGTACGGCGACCGGCGCGTGCACTGGGTCCGGGCCTTTAATATGGTTTTTTCAGGACCATCAATGGAAGCAACGCCATGATCCAAGCTTCAAGCCTCAAGCTCCAAGCACCAAGCATCACGCACCAATCTTTAGAAAGCATCAAGCTTCAAGCACCAAGCGTCAAGCTTTCGAACCAACCTGTTCAATTGCCAAGCGGCAAGCATCCCAACCAGAGTAACAAGCGTCAAGCTTCAAGCCTGAAGTTACAAGCTCCCTGATCCGAGAACCACGGTACATGGATATTGGAGAAGTATTAGAGGAGCAAGGACCGAGGGTCTTTGCTAGGATAAATGTATTGTCAGGATGTTTCACGTGGAACGCGATTTGATGTGGTGAAAATTTAAGTCTGTTACCTTTTGTAACTTTTAATTCTAAAGTACAAAAGTGCCCAGAAGTATTACAGACCAATAAATCAGGAGTACCAAGTAGGCTATTGTTTTCAATTCGAATAAGCGAAAGTTGCTTAAAATTCTGCTTAACATTTTGATATAATTTAGCCTCTGGGCCCATATGTTTTTTAAGGTAACCACTGCGTTTAAATCTGCAGTTTTGGAGGTAAAGATATCCTATTAGTTTTATCTGTTTTAAGTACCAAACGATGAGCGCTGTGTCCCTTGTGTCCTATTATAGGTGTTGCGTGTTCTTGTACTTCCATTCTAACTATCTTGTGTGCGTAACCGTTTATTTCTACATAGACAACAGCATTTGATAATGCATTGCCTTGCCGGCTACCATCTTTGTTACCTTCTGTAAATTTAGATAAAAATTCTTGTAAGTCTTGTACTCGCATTATTTTTTTATCTTCATTTCTAATAGTTGAATCTCTTCTAAAAGTCTAGAAACTTCTGCTTTTAAATCTTCATTTTCTGTATGAAGTTGTCTTATTGCACCAGACATCTCCATAACGATTGCTTTAGTACCATCTAATTGATTTTGAGTTTTAATGTAAAGAGTTTCTCTGTCTTGATATTTTTTTATATCAGCTTTGTATTGTTCTGTTAAAAGTTGAATAGGTGTGGTGTCTATTTTAGACTCATTTTCATGTGTCATATCTTCTCCGTGTTCTTTTTTATTTATGTATGTACGCTTGTCTTTCATATATTGACAATATAGGATAGTTACCTTAAAAAGTCAACATGGGAGTTCCAAAAAGATTAACAGAAATGCAAAAAAGATTTGCCGAATATTTAGTATTTGGCGGACCTGAAGGACCACTGAATAAATCAGAAGCTGCTAAACTTGCAGGCTATTCAGAAAAAAGATGTAGGCAAGAAGGAACAGAATTAACCAACCCCAAACTATCTCCATTAGTTGTTAAATATCTAGACGAATTAAAAATAGAGAAGATGTTAAAATATGGTGTGACTTACGAAAGCCACATAACAGAATTAGCAAGAATAAAAGAACTAGCTCTCAAAAAGAATTCTTTCTCCGCTGCTGTAAACGCTGAAACAAATCGTGGAAAGGCAGGAGGACTATACATAGACAGAAAAATAATAAAACATGGGAAACTAGAAGACATGACAGAAGAACAACTAGAAATGAAAATGGCACAAATCGAAGAAGACTACGCAAGTCTTTTAAATGATGATGCTGAGGTTGTTGACGTAATTGAAGATCAATCTGCATCTTCTGAATCTTCTAACTGAGTTTTAAGCATATCTATCATCCAGTCATTATCTCTAAATACACCCATCATAACATTAGTTAGT